ATGGCGCGAGGAAAGGCCGTGGCGGGATGGTTGCGGTGCCGAGTTCTTGCGGCGCCGCGGCAGGGTCGTTGGAGCCGATCTGGGCGGCGAGGCCGTCCGCGGCGGTGGCGATGCTGGATTGCAGGGTGCCGGTTTGCCGCCAGGGCTGATCGTGGAGGCCGCCGGGCGGCGTTGCGAGGTTGATCCGGACGGCGTCGGCAAGGCGGGCAGCTTGGGCGGCGACGGCGGTGGCGAGAGTCTCGGCGATGGGGATATCAGCCAAGGCAGCGGCGGCCTGGCCCGGGGTCATAGACGTGGTGAGGCTCCCGTGGTTGAGGCTGGCCGGTCGCGGCCAGCCATTGGCGGGATGGCGCGCGAGGCGGCTGTGATGGGGCATTCCCGGCTTGTCGGTGGATGGCGGGCGGATCTGGAACGAGATCGGCAGTCGCAGCTCATCGGGATAACCGGCCAAGCCATGCTCCTAATCTGGTCCCACCCAGCGCTGTGTCGACCAATCGAAGTCGCGACCGTTGAGTGTGCCGATGGCGACGACCCAATGCAGCCGCTCATGCTTGTCGAGCGAGAAGGCGACGTCGAAGGGCACCCCGTTGTGGACAAGGTAAAGGCTATCCACCAGATCGGGGTGCTCGCTCAGTTTCCCGGAGCGGCGACGGCGAGCCCTTGTGTGTCGTCGGGGCGAAGCGAGTCTGCGACGGCGTTGATGCCAACATCACCAACGCGGACCATCGCGGCCTCGATCTGTGCCTCGGTTGTGGGGCGAGGCAGGGGGACGCCATCGATGGCAATCACCGCGAAGGCGAGCATGGCCATGCCCAAGTAGCGGTCATTGGCGGCGAGCGATGGGCCGACGGCTTTGAACAGATGCAGGCGGTCCAGGGCGGTGGGCCGGCGGATGGTCAGGGTGCGGCCGGAGGCGTCCGTCACGTCGCGTATGTCTTGGGCGGAGGCGACGAAGGATTGGGTGGGGGTTGGCAAGGCGGGGGGTTACTCCGCGGTTAAGGCGGGGGGTTCAGTCCCTCACCCAGGCCCTCCCCTCCGCTGGCTTTCCAAGGGCCGAAGTGGCCCATGGAACCTTGGCGAGGTCCGCCCAGAGGGAGAGGGAGAAGAAGAGGGGTTATGCGATTAGACGCGCTGGCGGCGGGCGGCGAAGAAATCGAGTTTTTGTTTGACGGCGGCGTCGCCGCGCCAGGCACCGGCGGCGGAGAGCTTGAAGACGGCGCCGTTGTATTGGTAGGTGCTGGTGCTGCCGTCAGCCTCGGACACGTATTGGTAGAGCGTGCTGACGGGCAACTGGCCCGAGCTGAAATAGGCCTGCTCGGTGGAAGCGATGAAGTCGTCAACGGTGCTGTCACCGCGCTCGAGCTCGAAAGATCCTTCCCATCCTTTGGGCAGCTCAGCGGCCACCTGGGTGCCGTCGAGGCGATCGATGCGGATGGGCTGGGTCATTTGGCGGCTGTCGAAGCCGGTGACGTGGTTGAGGTCGACGCGGCCCTGAGGGCCGATGACGACCAATTGGCAGTCGCGGCCGAGCGTAAATGCATTGGTGGGCACTGAGGCTTCTCCTTAGGTACCAACCTGGCCGGTGGGCAGGGTCTGGCGGTTGACCTGGACGGTTTGGCCGCCCTCGATATTGACGATGAACTTCTCATTGATCGCCTGATATTGGACCTGCGCGTCGGACTGCACGTAACCGAGGGAGGTGCGGCTGTTTGGATTGTTCGACGTGTCGCAGACGACGCTGAAGGGCAACGAGCCGTCGGTGCTGCCCAGGATGCCTTGGGAGAGCAGGTTCTGCAGGAAGGACAGCTGGGTGGCGCGGATGCGTTGAAACAGGCTGCTGTTGATCACCTGGCCGACGAAGAGGCCCATGCCCGCTGCGAGCGTGCTGGCGAGATAGTTCGTCATGCGGGTGTAGTTGTCGCCGTTGGTGGCGGCGTTGGAGGAGGAGTTGTGGCCGCCGCGGACGCCCCAGAAGTTCCCGCCGGGCTGCGGGTTGGCAATGACATCGATGCCGTTGCCGAGGAGCTGCGCGAGTTCGGCGCTGCTATAGCTGTTGGTCTGGCCAGAGCCTGGCGTGCCCGACTTCTGAGTGCCGATGATGCCGTAGAGCTGCTTGTTTAAGCTGGATTGCTCGGGTGACAGGTTGGCAAGGCGCCCGGCGGCAAAGCCCTGGGGTGAGACCAGCCGAATGCTGCCATTGGTCTGGTCATTCCAATAAACCCAGTCGCCAAACATCAGCTTGACGCCGTAGCAGTCGAGGCCGGCGGTCTGCTTGGCTGTGATCGCGTTGGCGAGGGTGTCGCCGGACGGGGTGGTGGCAATGAGGTAGAGCCCTTCAGACAGGGCGAACTGGGCCTGGACGCTGTACTGGCTGTCGTCGTCGGCGTCGGCGAGCAGGGCAAGGCTGCAGCCCTGACCGCGCAGGGCGTAGAGGCCACGCCGGGGCAGCGTATCTTGGCCGACCAGGGTGGCTGCGTTGACGCCAGACGCGCCGTCGGTGCCCCCCAACAGGGTCTGGTTGGAGAGCGCCTGCGGCGCGGTCGTGGTGGCGGTGCCGAGTGATGCGACGACCAGTTGGCTGGGGCCGCGTAGGGCGGTGGCGCCGGTGTTCACGGCGGCGACCAGGTTCGACCAGAAGGTTGCTGGCGTTGGAGCCGCGATGTTGTCGAACTGCTCGGGGGTCAGGCCGGGGAGAACGAGAGTGAGGCGCCAGGTTCCCGCCTGCGAGCCGGCGGATAGCACAATGCCGATGTTGTTGCCCGTGGTTCCGGTAGAGCGGGCGACGAGCTCCATCGGGTAGGCGCCGGATGCATAGAACAGGGCGTAGGTTGCGGCGGTGTCGGTGCCGTCGGTGACGCGGACGCAGCGGAAATTGGCAGCCCCTTGCTGCACGGCGGTCGCCACCTGGGTGCCCATGTCGTATTTGCGCGGCATGACGGGGCCGAAGGTGCTCGCGTAGCTCGCCATAGTGCCGAGGGTGACCGGCTGATTCACCGGCCCCCAGGAGGCCGTGCCGACGACGCCGAGCGTGTCGGTCGGAACACCGTTGAGCACGAGGTTCTGCGGTGGGACGATTTGGACATAGAGGTCCGGCACCACGAGTGCCGTGGTGTTGATGGAGCCCTGCTGGACGATCGGCATGGTTCAGTTCCCCGTCGAGGTGGGGGCCGGCGTTGGCACCGGGTGAATGGCGACGACGCAGTGGGCGTGTTCGGAGGCGAGGGCGGCGGCGATGTCAGGCGCGGCGGCGATGCGGTCGCCGGCGACATGCGTGCCGAAGGGGCGCACGACGACGAGGGTTATATCCATGGAAGCTCCGTTCAGGCGGTGATGACGGACGTGCCGAGGTCCAGGGTGCCGAAGAGCATCGATGGCTGGATGGCGACCTGCGTGGTGGGGAACTCGACGGTATAGAGGAGGTCTCGGCGGTAGAGGGCGGCGTCCTGCTTTTGGTCGAAGGTCGTGGTGGACACGAAGCGCAGGCGAGCGGCGGAGCCGTCGGTGAGGGTGAGGAACGGCGTGGCGGCGAAGCTGACGTCGATGGCTTCGCAGGCGGCGTCGCGCAGGTCGGGGGTGGGACACCACGCCGATATGCGGAACTCCTGCTGCTGACGGCGGAGTTCGATTGCGGCGGAGGCGTCGGCGGCGGTGCGGGCCAGTAGGTGGGCGGCGCCGGGTAGGGTGACGGTGGCGCCGGCGGACGTGGCAAGGCGGGTCGGCACGATGGCGGCGGCGAGGATCGCGGCGACCAGGGCCGGCGTGTCGCCGATGGCGGTGCGGTGAACGAAGGAGTGGCCATCAACAAGGATGCCAGCGAGTTGGCCCGGGGCGGCGGAGCCCGCGAACGTGACCGTGTTGCCCGATACCGAGGCCGTCAGGGTCGGGGTGACCGGGTTCGCGATCCAGTCGGTTTGGTAGCGGGTGGTATTGCGGGTGGCGCCGGCCACCGGAAAGACGGTGACGTTGACGTGGCCGGCTGCAAGATCTGCGTCGAGCGCGGCCGCGTTGGGCCAGCCGCGGTAGATGCGGATGGTGGCGGCGATGGCAGCGGTGACAGCGGTGCCATTGGGGTACAGCGCTGCTGCCGCGAGCGCGACGACGGCGGCTTCGGCGTCGGATTGGGCGGCCATTATGGGGCGGCCTGCTTAGCCAGGATGCGCCATCCGAGTGCCGTGAGTTCGGCCGAACCGACGACGTAGGATTGACCGCGATCGTCGGTCAGCAGATCGGCGGCGCGGATGGTGGCCGGCGTGTTGGGGAGCAAGACGGACCAGGTCGGGATGCTTGCATCGCCTGGCAGGTCGCCGGGGGACCCGGTGCCGGCAAACAGGATTGAGGCAGGCCAGCCCGACAGAACCGGGGTGACGGTGGCGGCGGTGAGGCCGCCATAGCTGTTAACGCCGGCCACGGTGGGGGCGGCGGCGCGCGCGACGCTAAGAGTGCGGGAGGCGAGGACGCATAGCGCGGGTAGCAGTGCCTCCTGCGCGGCGATGAAGAAGGTGCCGGCGGGACCGACGAGGTAGTCGCCGCGCTGGGTGTAGGCGCTGTCGAAGATGCCGGTCCAGGCGGCGCGGCCGTAGCCGACCGGGCGGCGGAACGAGGAGTCCTCGGCGGTGAAGGCGGCGGGCAGACGCAGATAGCGGTTGGCGGGATCGAGCGGGGTGGCGATGGAGCAGGGTCGGAAGGCATCGTAGGGAGTGCCGATATGACGCGCGGCAGTGCCCAAGCCTCGGGCGATGCGATCCTGCAGATGACGGAGCCGGCGGTTGGGGATCTGCATAGCGCCGGTCAGACGACGAGGGCGACGGAGGACTGATTGGCCAGCGCCGGGCCCGGGGGAAGGCCGAGGAAGCCGCAGAGGCGGCGGCCCCAGTCCCGTTCCAGGCGCTGACGCTCCTGCACTTCGGAGGCGTTATGGGTCCATACGGCGGCGGCAGAGGTATCAAGGTTCTCGGCCGAGGCTGGAATCGCACGCTCGAACATGCGCAGGTTGGCGAGATGATAGCGCAGCACGCATTCTTCCGAGTCGGAGAGATTGTTGAGCCGGTATTCGAGCGCGCCGTAGGCCTGGTAGAAGCGCCAGCCGGTATTGCCGCTGGGGCTGGCGCCATAGGCTGGATAGCCGCAGAAGCGGCGGACATCGGTCTTTTCGGCGTCGTTGAGCATGCGGGCGATTCCCGAATGGTTTAGGCTTAGCCTACGTGCTCGATCATGACAGCGCGTTTGTAGGCGGCGTTGGTGGCGGTGGGAATGACGGTCGAGCTGGTGGTGGTATCGCTGGGGGCGCAGAAGCCGCCGATCCAATACCAGGATTGGGCGATGATCTGCTGCAGACGGTCGATCGGCTCGCGCGTGACCATCGCGATGCCATCCACCATGGCGACGATGCTGTCCTTGGGGACGACGTCGTCGGCGGCCATGCCGGCGAAATCGCCCTCGATCAAAGCGCCCTTGCCGCAGATGATCGGGCGGCGGATGACCGATCCGGGCAGCGTCGGGTGCGCTTGCACGAAGGCCTCGGTGGTAGGGATGAAGCGCAGGCCCAGGAAGTCGTTTATCATGCCCTGCTTGAAGACCTGGTTGGCGGAGGTCGCACCCTGGAACAGGCGTTGGAAGTCCTGGTCGGCGAAGAGCTGGCGGGCACTGACGGGATCGAGATAGCAATTGAAAACGCCGTCGATGTCAGGAACGGCGTTCATGCGTAGCTTGGCGACCGCGTCGAGCAGGTTAGCCATAGCGAGCGTGTCGGTGGCGACCAGGGCCGCGGTGTTGGTGCGGGCATTAGGCCGCAGGATGACGGAGGCGTTGGCGGCCTGGACGGCATTGCCAGCGGTACCGTCAGCCACGCTGACGGAGGTTGAGAAGGTGAGGGTGCCGGACACGCCGTTGGGTGCGGTGGACAGGTTGGTGGTGTCTGCGGTGGCGCCCACCAGGGTGTAGACGTTGGCGCCGAGGGTCACGACCAGGCCCGGCGAGCTGCCGATGGCGGTCTGGATGCCGTTGATGAAGACGGTCTGAAAGCCGCGGATGTCATCGACGGCGACAACCGGACCGGCGGCGGCGAGGGTGGTGCGGACCCGGGTGTTGCCGCCGAAATAGGGGTTGAACAAGGCGTTGCGGGCGATCTCGTCGAGCGAGCGTGCGGCCTGCTCGCCATTGGTGTAGGCGTTCTGCAGGAACTGGCTGGCAATGCCGACCCTGGAGGTGACCATGTTCAGGTCGGTGGTCGAGGCATAGTGATTGATCGTGATGGTGTATTGCTCGACACCCCAGGTGGAAGGGGTGAGACCGTTGTCCAGGTTGGTGTTGGTGTTGGGTGCGAGCGGCACCGTGACCGACGGCTTCAGCCCGGCCCGGGTCTTGGTGAGAGTCTCGCCAATGCCCACGGCGAAGGGCTCGCGGTCGGCGATGGCGCGGTAGCCGAGTCGCGATACGAGGGCTTGCTCGAACTCTCGCTCCAGAAAGCCCTGCTGGATGATGGGCTGGAGCGAGAGGGGAAAGTTCTGGATGCCCATGTGGGTCCCTTGCGTGAGGAGGTCTGGGTATGGCGCAGCCGCGGATGAACGTTGCGCTCGGTGAGGGCGGTGCGGTGCTGACTCTGCTGCCGGGGAGTGGGGCGGAGGGTCAGATCAAGCTGACGCCGGGGCAGTTGCTGGAATTGATCGCGGCGCTGGGTGCGGCACGAGCGCGGCTGGTGGCTGCGATGCCGCCGGATGCGAAGGAGCGCGGGTTGGATGCGAGTGGGGTGCAGGCGGTGGTTGGGCCGGCTTGGCGGGTGCGGTTGGAGGCGATGACGGAGGGCTCGATGCTGGCCTTCGCGCATCCGGCGTTTGGCACGGTCGGTTTCGTGCTGCCTGCGGCAGAGATCGAGAAAATGGTGAAGGCGCTGACCACCCATCTGGGCATGGTGCATTCGGGTGAGGTGGGCAACGCGCGGAATTAGGTGCAGGCGGGCTTCGATCCCGGGGAGGACGCAGCGTTAGGGCGACTGGGTGATCGTCAGCGTTTCAAGCCCGTCGAAAAAGGCGCTTAGGAAATGAGTTGCCAGCAGCCACCAAGCGGTCGACTCGGATGATCGATCCGCGCAACTGCCTGCCTCGATGGTGCTGCCTGCGTGGAAGCCAAGCAGGAGCCCGCTTCTTCGAAATCACTCTGCTCCTGGCGTCCTTGGTCTCGCCAAACCATGCTTTATCGGCCGCGGATCAGCCGGTCTCGGGCGGTGCGCCACTCCTCGACGCTCATCTCCTTGGCCATGCGGGTCTTCGGTGGCTCCGGGGCTGGAGCTGGGGCGGTATGGCTGCTGTTGGCTTTGGCAAAGAGCCAGGGCTTGTCGCGCTGGAGCGTGGCTAGGGAGGCGGCTGCGCCGGGGACGTTGCCCTCGTCGTCGATCTTCAGCGAGGAACTGTCGAGTAGCTTGAGACAATCCAGATCGATGATGCCGGCGCGAACCGCGTGGGCTTTCAGCTCGGCCTGGATGAGACGCTGGTTGGCGGTGGCGAGTTGCTGCCGAAGTGCCACGGCCGGGTCAATGACAGGAGGGGTGGGTTCATCGGTCATGCAGACGGTGCTCGCTGTGGGGGG